CGCAGTTCCCGCCATATCTTCTAACTGCAAATCTAAGCTAGTCAAAACATAATCAGGGCTTCCAAACTGGCCGAAAATCTCGCTAGCCATCGCACTAGATCTAGCAGGGCTAATACCTAGATTATCTGTTTGCCCAAAAGTTCTAATCCCATAAAGTGCCTGGCTTGCAGTGCTTTGAGTTGTAACAGTTCCCCCAGAAGCTCGAACAACATTGACCTGATTATAGAACTGGTCAGAAGCGTATTGAACTTGCAAATCATAGATAGTCAAACCAGTGCCTAAGAAAGTTGCTTGCCCATAATTATCTGCAAAGTTCACGATGGCAGTTGCAGCAGCAGTTCCAGATTTGATAGTTACCGCAAACACGCTATTTGAAAAGCGTTCTTCTCCAACCCAACCAGAATAGGGGCGTTGCTGATCATTTAAATAAGTTGATGTTGTTTCCTGATAACGCTCCCCATCAAAATAGAAACTTGAAGCCGAAGATGTTGGGGAAATAATCAAATCTTTTATTTGAAAAGTTCCATTTATATCTTGAATCAAAAACTCAAAAAAGTTGCAGAAAGAAGTAGTCGTAAGATTCTCAATAACGATGCGCTTCCAATTGCTATTAGTAAAAGTATTCGCATAAGAGACAGTTGCTCTATCAATAAAACCACCTGTTGCAGGGTTCTTGTAACGCAACCTTATGTAAGCAGAGATATCAACAGCGTTAGTCCAAAACGCGACACTATAAGCAGTGTTAGCCTTGTATTTAGTTTTATCCATTTCCTGATATTGCAAACCTTGCTCACTACCAAATAAAACGGACTCTAAAACATACTCACCTGGAAACTGTGAATTGGTTGTTACAACAGGTGTGCCTTCAGTTGAATAAATCCAGTTAGATAAATCAGTTGCAGTGCCATTGTAAAAACCTGCCGTTATATGGTAGTTATAGCTTAATGATGCGGATGGATTCCAAGTTGTATTTGTGTAACTTCGGTCAGCCCATTTAGCGTTGCCATTTTTAGTTCCCCAAAAGTTTGCCGGCTCAGTTCTAGCAACATTCTGCAAATAACTAAGAACAGTTGTCCCCTGATCTAAAGTATCCCCAACTAAAGGCGTTTTACCTGCACTGCCAGCCATATCAACAGTTATCGCGGTTGAACCCCAGATAGCGGTAGCCGATGCAATTCTAGGAGTAGGCAGTTGGCCAGCAGTATTAGCAGCAGTGATAAGAGTCGGGTTGAAGTTAGCTTTAGCAAGGACACCTAAACCATCAGTAGCCATCAGGCTTGCACGAGCATCCAAACCCTTCTCATCATTAGTAAAATCCCAGTTTTGAACCCAACCAGTGAAGATAACGACACCGCCAGAAGAAATCTGGACTTTAGCGTTAGGTTGAACAAGCGTATAACCGCCAATATAGTTGTAAAGAATAGAGCTCGTATTGAAAGGGTCAAAAGTTCTATCGTTATTGATAAAACTAACTGTTGCCTGCCCAACCTGAGTATCATCCAAAATACGCGGGCTACCACGATCTATCGTTACATTAGTTGCATAAGAAGTAACATCAATAAAACCGCTAGAACTGAAACTAAGATAAACCAGATATGTAGGAACAGGCATTATCTACCCCAAGAAGTAGGAAGGCTGCCATTACCCTTAACATACTTAGTAACCGCGTCAACAACAGCCCTAGGGTCAGCAGACTGAACATAAACATTCACTGTATTTCCAAGACCGTTTTTACCGCCTAAAGGGATAATTGCTTCTGCTCTGCCTGCTTCTCCAACATTTACTAAAGTTCCACCCGATGTAGGTTTCACGATACCACCATTAGCCATTTGTGGAAAATATTGTCTCTTCAAATTGTTGTATAAATCACCAATCTGCAAAGCAGGGTTTACACCTTTTATAAACAACTCATAGAAGATATTTGGCCCTTCTGCCTTTGGTTTACCATCTTTTCCTTTAGGTTTCTCTTTGCCAGTAACTTTATCAAGTGCATCAGAAGCGATAGTTGCAGTATCTGCGATGGCTTTCACTAAATCAAATATGCCTTGCAAATCACCTAAAATACCGTTTTGCGGAGATTTCATATTAAACAAATCAGAAATCAATTTGATAACAGAAACAACAGCATCATACAAACCTTGCACAGTATCGGTTAAAGACTTAAAAGTTGTCCCAACTTCAGTATTAGGATTGCTGACATCTTCAAGGAACTTGCCTATCTGGTCAACAAGTCCACCTGGTTTAGTTATTTCAGTAACAAAAGTTTCAATAATCGGCAAAATAATGTTGCCTAGTTTCTCCTTCAAGATATCCATGCTGTTGTTAAACTTCATAAAAGGATCTGCTTGCTGAATTGCTGCCCCGCCAACAGTCTCAGCCAAATCGCCAAACAAATCTTTAGACTTCTTTAGCTCAGGGAAAAGTTTTACCAAAGATGTTGTATTACCTGCAAAAGCCTTAGCCATCGCAGTAGCAACAGTATCCAAAGGCTTACCAGAAACAGTGGCAGCATCAAGAGACAAACTAAGCAATCCCTGAGCTTTATCAACATCTTTAGTAACACGCACTAACTTACCCATTGATGGGCGAAGATCATCATCCATAATCCCAGTTTGTAGGGATAGTTTTTCAATGAACTTATCTGACTGCTTTATTTGAGTTTTAGTAGCCCCAGCGTTCTTTACAAGCTGAGTATTTAGCAACTGAGTTGACTTCTTATCTGCCGATGCAGCCTTAGCAGAGTCCATCAACAAATCAGTTATCTGGGTGATACCGATACCAATACCGATAGCCCCAATTGCACCCTTTAAACCACCGAAAGAACTTTTAGCCTTTTTTATGCCGGTGTCATCAAACTTAGATAAGAGTTTTACGATAACGGACATTAGTTAAGTTTCCTGTTCACCTTGGCTGCATACTTCTCAAGTATCAATTTTATCTCAGCCTGTACACGCGGAAGAGACTTCTCGACACCAGGATAAACAAAGTTATTAGTCCGGTTAGTTCTCAAGTGCCTAATCATTGACCTTCCTTGAGTTGTTACTCGGTGAGTTCTAGTTTGACCCTTCCAGGTATAAGAGTTAGTTACGCTTCTTCTAGGAGTTCCTGAGCCTTTGCCAGCAACATCAGCAAGAGCAGTCGCAGGCGAATTGACACGCAAACTAGCAAGAGAAGTAACTGCAAACTTCTTAGACGCTTTCGTTCTAAAACTAAACTTTACTTCATCAGGTTTCTTACCAACTCCCCAACCTAAACGGCCACGAGTATTGGAAACAGGGCGAACCTTAGATTCAAAAGGGTTCACTTTAGGGATAGCAGCCTTGATAGCAGTAATGGCAGGCGCAGCAACAATTCGCATCTCTTTAACCATTGCGTTCTTCATACCAGGCTCAAGCTGATTCAACGCCTTCACTATTTCTTTAGCGTTATAAACAATGTCATCAGCCATTTTCACCCCTTTGATGCCTAAGCGCAAATAACATTGTGTTTAGCATGCGATCACTTTCTTCCATTAGAACACTAGGGGCGATACCTGTTGCAACAGCAAGATTGGCAATCATCCAATGGAAAGAGTCAACACCTAAAGGCTTCAGGCTTTTGGGTCAGCAACCTCGACTTTAGAAACTAAATCAATCCAGCCTTCAAACTCTTCGCCAGTTTTCTTTAGGCGTGTAACAGCTAACCATGCAAGGTAGAGAAGGTGAGTAATCTTTTCAAGCTTGTCAATGCCTAAATCGAAATAGGATTCCCATTTGACTACATCGCCAGCCGAAGTATTTACTTCTAAAGTAGTTCCATCAACAAAAGTAATTGTAAGAGTTATCTGATTCATACAATCACTCTAGTCTAAAGATTAGGCTGTTGCGCGTGAAATTGTTCCAGTAGTCGGCCAGGTAACTGAGAAGGTAGCCAAGTCGCCGATGTTACCGCTTACGGGGGTTAAATCTAGGACTGCACAGATTGCCGTATAAGCCGGATTGTTAGCTGATGTTGCTGTTGAAGTTGGCTTGATAACGACAGTCGCGTTAGTTCCAAGAAGTGGGAAGAGAGTTGCATCAACAGTAGAAGCAGCATAATCCTGATTGAAGGTCAAGGTTAGAGAACCTTCTTTTAGACCTGCAACACGAGTAACAAAAGTGCTGCCAAAAGCGGTAGTTGTAATGTCATTAGCAGAAAGCTTTAGCTCAACCTGTGTCAGGTATGAAGCCAAAGCAGTAGATCCGTTGATGCTAACGCTAAAGTCTGTTGCGACAAAGATTGCCATTATTTATCCTTAACTTGCGAATACTTGAACCGAAAACTCGGCACTGTAATAGTCTATACCGTTCAGACTAATCGCCCCGATTGCACTTGTTTCAGCAACAAACACATCGAAAGCATAACCGCCAAGAGTGCGATCTGATTCAATCGCATACTTGATAGAACCGCTACCAGGAGCAATATAAACATCCATCGCCTGCTGAGCTGAGCGCTCAGAAACACGCCCCAAAACGACAGTAACCTTGAAAGTGTATTCGGCCATAGAGCGATTGTTTTGCTTGTTGTATTGGACTCGCTCAATACCAATCATGGCCATAGGCGGGTTGACCACATCAGGCAAAGTCTCAACAACTCGAAGCCCTGCAATAGTTGCTAGGTTATTTGCTAATCCTGTTCTAAGGTCGCTTATCGCCATTATGCGCCTGTTCTAAGCAGCCTAAACGGATTGATTAGTTGCGCAACATCGCCATCAATGCTGTAACCAACACGCATAATACCCATGTCAGAAACACCGGCAACACCCAGCGGAGACTCTAAGCGCTTGAACAATCTTGAAGCCTGAATAATGCAA